CAATACTGCTTCCTTTTGACTCGTGTACTGGTCGTAAAAAAGCACCGTGTGTAGACGGATTAGATACAAAATCAAATCCAATTAACTCAAAATCATCCTGAACTTCATCAGATGCGCTTTCTTGTTTTATAGAGCCTAATCCTCTTGAGCTAATTCCTAATTTAATTCCTGCTTTAAATAATTCTTTTAAAATATTGCCAGATGGGGTACCTAAAACTTCAACTGTTCCCAATAGATCATTACCTTCCCAATGCATCTCTAAAACATTATGTGAAACATTTTGTAAATTAACAACTGAGCTATCAGGATGATCTAATTCTCCCATTGCCCTGCGCTGTTTAACAAATTCTACATGATACTTCTTGGCTTCCCTTACTAAAATTTCTCTTGGATAGATTCTACCATTTTGATTCTTTGATTCGGCACGTTGCAACACACCTTTCACTACTAATTTTCCACCATTCTTCTTTAATGATTCATTAATTAACTCGGGGGAAACATCAAAAGGAATTACATCTACTAAAAGTTGTTTATTCATTATATTAAATCCTTAACACGCGTTGATAATCTAAGTAATTTTTCTGATATCTTATTGAGCGCTGTCTTTGTTCTTTTCATATAATTATCAGACTCAAATTTCATTTCATTCTTTAATTTTACATTGTACTTTACTGCACGTTCAAGTAGTGAAATACCATCTCTAATATTCATCATTGACTTGGCAAGCTTTTGTTTTGTTGTCATTGATTCATCATTTCTATAATCCCAGTAAGTACTCTCAGATAATTTTTTTGCCACAGACATACCAACACTCAATTTCAACTCATCTTCACTATCTTTTTCATCTGCCCTAAATGCATGCGGTGTGCTATATTGGCCACCTACACTTGCAGTAGTATTTGCCTCTTCGAGCTCTTTTCTAATAAGCTCTCTGATAATTTCTCTAAGAGTTTCTAGCTTTGACGTCATTTACGTCCTCCAAAAGCTGATAAAATCTCATTAATCTCAGCACATGTTTTGTATTTGGTGCTTTTACTTCTGTTCCTTCAAGTAAATTAATACATTCTCTTATTTTTATTCTGACTACTTTATTGTCTATTGAAGGAAGAGATTTCTTAAGTTCATGCAATACCTGTTTAAATTTTGATTGCAAAAATTCTTTTAAACCATTTGTATTTGAAATACTATTAATATACTCACGTAAAACATCTTTTTGTTGTTTTGATAATTTATTGTACTTCTTATTAAATTTTTCAACTAAGAATTTATAAGCTAGCGAACGGAGGTCTTTATTTTCTTGACGAAGAACATTGACCATTTTATCATCTTTTTTAATAACATCACTCGTTATATGTTCTAAAACAGTAAAATAATTTCTTGAGGCAGACGCAGGATCAGAATAATCCTCTTTTACAACATTATGAATCGAAGCAAAAAGTTTATAGTTATGAACTTTTGACTTAAAAAAATCAGAAATATTAAATGTCTCTTTAATTTGTTTAATAAGCTGATATTTTTCGCTTGTTAGCTTCTTTCTATTGATATGCTTATTGTAAGCTGTTATCGTTGTTTCAATGAGATGCTTGGCGCGCCCTTCAGACTTAAATTTGGAGTTTAAAAGAACATTGAAAAACTGAACTTCCTTGAAAAGTTCAGAATTTTTATGAAAATTCTGGCCTAAAATCTCTGTTGCTTTGGATGAAGGGTTATTATTAAGCGCATCAACTGCAATTTGTCTAGTTAATAGCTCAAAAAGTAAACCTCCATTCTTGTATTTTGAATGCTTCATCTTGACCCTTAGCTAAGTTTACTAACTTTGTTAATAAATATATGTAAATTAAGTTTTATCTTTAGTTCCATTTACTTGTGTCTCAATGTCCTCTATTTCATTTAACATTTTTCTTTCACGCTTATCAAAATGTTTCTTTACAGCATCGTAATGTGATAATGCCAGTGGACTTTTTCTGTAATCATGCTTAACTGGGTTATCATCTCGTCTTTTTGCATGCGTATAATCATATTTTCCTAACACATCTCTTACATCATATGTCTCTCTATCTTCTTCATCTCGATCACTATCGTCATTCTCATCTTTATCTTCATCTTCAGCTTCCATTCCTGGTTGAGTTTCCATTTGTCCTTCTTGCGCTGGTTGTGCAGGATCATTTCCTTCGTTTTCAATTGATTGTAATCGATATGCCTTTTTCTTGTCTTCGACTACTTCACCAGCCATTTCTTCTGTCTCTTTATCTGTAAAATTAAAAATATTATCATATATCCACTGTTCTGATACTAGCGATTCGCCTATCATATCCCTGGCAATTGAATTTTTCTTTTCCCAAAGCTCTAATCGTTCCTGTTCATATATTGTAGAAGGATTAGTTAACTCTAGCTCAAAATCCACTAACGCTGAATCTGTAAAGCCCTGTGAGTATAAGTGAACAACTGCTATTTTTGTTAATTCACTTATTGTTATTCTCTGTACCCTCTCAATTGTTCGTGCAAATCTAACATCTTCTGCTGCAAGTGTAGCCTTAGATCCTACCTGCTCCTCATATCCTAAAAATGCCTTTGGTATTTTAAGCGCAGCTAAAAGTTTATTTCTCAAATATTCAATATCTTCAACAGCCTCATAAGTCAATCCAGGAAGAGAGTCTATAGAAGTTCCAGAATCTCCACCACGAACTGGTAAATAAAAATCCTCTGTGAGATTCTGCATATTATACTTTAAATTGTAGTCGCCTGTTGTTTCATCCATAACAGGCGCTTTTTTCATCTTATCAATGATTCTTTTCATGTATGTATCAACTTCATTTGGAGGAAGATTTCCAATATCAACTTTAAATACACGTTTCTCAGGTGCTCTCATAATTCTATGAATCAGCATAGCATCTTCCATCAACGAGAGTTGTTTCCATACACGACGACCCCCTTCAATCATAGATTTTCCATAAGGAATATAATTTGAATCTGATAAAAGCCTAAAATGCGCTATTTCAAAATTTTCAAATTCTGAATTTGCTGCATTGTACGGTGAATTTCTTGGATCTGTTGCATCTAATGTGAATTTTACTTCATAAGGATTTTCTGGTTCAGCACCCTCTATTCTTGATACATCATAAGACGATAATGGCATAACATTTATGATGCCATATTTCTCTTGAATATCAAGCTTAAGAAAAAAGTCCCCATATTTGACCATATTTCTTACCCACGGCCAAAGATTGAATTCTATATTTAAGATATCATAAAATAAATTATGTAATATTTCATGTATCGATGGATTATTTGCTTTTATCTCTAAAACATTACCATATTCAGATTTCATAGTAGACTCGTCTGCATAAATATCAAGGGCTGATGAGATAATTGGGTCATCATCCATCGCCTCATAATCCCTAAATAGAGCCAATCTCTGTGCCTTAGCTAATTCACCTGAATATCCGTAGTATGATCCAGCACCTCCCCTCGATTGAAATGAGGAATATAATCTCGAATACCTTCCCATCAGAGATTTTGAACCCATCTGAATTTTATCAGTATCTATTATCTTTAACTTTCTTCCACCAACGTTTCTTACAATAACATTTGTAGAAAAAAGTCTTTTTATTCTATCAAAAAATGTATCTTTTTGTGCCATTATTTCTTACCTATTAGCCAAGTTAATGATTCTTTTGTATCTCCTACTGCCATTGTCCAGCCAAAATCATCTTCATTCTCTGGAACATAAACTGGAGAACTTGCGCCGATCTTCGACATAGCATCTCTAGTCATATTCATATTTTCTTCATGAAGTCTAAGCGCTGTGTCTCTTATCCAGACACCTATTGCCAAACTCATAACGAGATCATCATTGTATCCCTTAAGAGCCTCTGGCCTGCCATTATTAAATATAAAAACATACAGCTCATCGACAGTACGAATAGAATTTATTTTTAATTGTCTCTTTCTAATAAACTGTGACAGTTTTTCAATGATGAGTGGTCTATTCTTCATTGTTGTTGTAAAGCCTGGAATCATATTCTTCTCTTCAGTTCTGTATTTATTTGTGTATTGTCTCTTAGAGTCAACATACCTAACATCACGTTTCATCCAGAATAAATTTTTATAATCTCTATCAAGCAGAACCTGAAGAACTGCCCAACCAACATTATTATTCTCCACTACTAGCAACGCATCATTATATTCTGTCGCCACTGACATTAAAATATTTGCAAATCTTGTTGTGTCAACTTTGCCCTTAAACTCTGCAACCTGCTCCAGTGTTTCAAGATCTATCACATGAAATGCTGAGTGATCTGATCCATCACCTCTTGCAACGTCTGCAGCCATTAAATACTTCCTATCTTGCTCTGGTTGTTTCCATATCCACATGCCAGAATTATATCTTTTTTCAGTAGGCTCATTAACAAATTTATCTTGTATCTCTTTAATTAACTTTGCAGAAATAACTGACTGTCCTGAAGATATAAAATCACAATCACACTCCTGTGCTGCCATCGCTCGTCCCAATAGTTTATCTTGTTCGTCTCTCCACTCTTGACCCCTATTTGGGTGAGTTGTCCAGTGTAATTTTATGAAATTAAAATTATTTGTGCCAGCTTCAGCAGCAGACCACGTCTTATGAAACCAATTTCCCATACCATTTGGAGTAGATAGAGCAATACACTTACCACCAGTTGCAAGTGTTTGTTGTGAAGCTGCCCATATTTCATCTATATTCTTTATAAATGCTGCCTCATCCATGATTAAGAGAGACAATGCTTCAGAACGACCTGCTTCACTAGTTGAAGATATTGCCTTTATCTGTGATCCATTATTATATCTCTGCTGTAATTTATTATCTTCGACGCACTGTTGTTTTAGCCATGCGGGAAGTCCCTTATGCATTACTCTAACTTTTGTAACTAAATTTTTAGCTACTTCTTGCTTAGTTGCAATAACAAGAATATTTTTATCATTATGAAAATTCATTAACCATAAAGAGTATCCTGCTGTCAGTGTTGAAAGCCCTAACTGTCTAGCTTTTAAAATTATATTGTAGTCATGACCTTTGAAATCATGCAGTGTTTTTTCTTGAAAGTCGTACAAATTAAATTTTATTTTTCCCCTTACAGGATGCTGAATAATACAGTACTCTTTCATAAAGTATATTGGGTCTGTTGCACACTTTACGTATTCACTGCGCATTGCATCTTTTAATTCTTTTTTAGACGGCATATACTTCCTCCAATCTTTGCTTTATCTGTTCTAGCGCAGATCCTAATTCTTCGAGTGCCTCATTAGCTAAAAGATCTATATTTTTATCTTTTTCGTATGTTTCAATATGAACAAATCCCGTATCAATATTCACTGGCTCTACAATTTGTAAATCTCCTTGTTTTTTCCAAGCTTTGATTGATTCTATTTGTTCCTGGATAAGTGACTTTTTATTTTCCAAATACTTGCCCTTTTCCCAGTTCTCAAATGTTCCGTCTATTCTCATCTTATGTTCAACTTCAATTTGACAATCCATACAATGACCGAATAATCCCCAAAATTTGTTATCCAACCTCTTCTTCATTACAAGATTACATTGTGGGCAAAACCACGGCATACGAACACCAGCCATAATCTCTGTAAGGTGACTCTTAATGTCACCTTTCTTTTTTTTCTCTCCCTTGTAACCAACCATTACTCTTTTTTCTGGTTCCCTTCCGGAAATTATATTACCTAATGCTTTATTTTGTCTTTTTGTTTCTTTACTATATGCCATGATTATCTCGCAAACTTCATTAGCCCAGTAATTTGATTTATTGGAGCAAAAAATCCTGTAAATTTATAAACCTTTCCTTTGTATTTGAATACAAGTCCCTCAGACGGTACTAATTTATTTAAATCACCCATAGCTGCTATCTTAGATAACTGAGTCTTTAATTTGCCTATTGCTGATGCATCTTTACTTCCACGAATCTGTTTCTCTGCTGCAGCTATATCAGTTCTAAGCGACTGTACTGTCTTATCTGGATTAGGTGCTAACCAATTTGTAACATTTTTTAATATTTCTGCACCTACTTGAAAAAATAAAACCTCAAATGGCTTCATATTTTCCTTTAATATCTTAGCATGATCTAGTTTTTCAGTAGTCTTAACCCAATCTACAAACTCTGGATAATCTTCCTTTAATTTGTTAATTTCAGTCATTTTATAACTCTTATCTGAAAATGCCCATCTTTTCATGAGCGGGTATAAAATATTGTCTGGTATATTTGAGTAATCTGTAGAATTGGCGCCTGCCAAAATAAATTCTAACCAAAAATGTTGGTGATATAATGAAACCTCATCTGTGTCCTTCAATCTATATATATTCTGTAACTTGCTCAAAGATGAGAAAAACTTAGATCTCATCTTCTCATAGTTCTTAGACTTTGTTATATTAAGAACATTAGGCCCTTTAAAAGCAAATTTTGTTTTAATACCCTTGTTAATTTTGTTTATTATTTTTGATACCTTTGCGCCGCCAGACTTAACTTGTCCTCTTGGCGTCCACTTATCATCGTACTTGAGAATACCGTGGAATATAATCTGTGCACCTCCATCGTAGTCTATAACGTTCTTCGTATCTGGATAAATTATCTCTATGTTTGCCCAATTTTTACCATTATCAAACAATAATTCTTGATCTTTTTTTGGCATTCTCTCTAAAGATGACTTTAAATCTGTCATTGAATATACAAATGCGCTCCTAACTGTAGGTATGTGATGTTTGAACATATTTTTTATGCCGTCAAGTGTTAATCCACCAGACTTAAGCTGACCCTTATTTCTAGCAGCCCTCGCTGATCCGTCAATTACTGAAACCATTATGTTCTGTCCATCTAACTTTTCAGTTACTGCTTCTTCTTTATCTAATTTTCCCTGCAACCCTTGGTCTATTATTGATTTTAAATCTCCAAATGTTAAATTATAATCGTCAAAGGGATGTGCCATGTGTCCATAAGCTCCACCCTCTAATATTATGTTCTCTTTAAATGATCCAACAAAATGATCAAATGTTTTCTGATCCCAGTAGCCAAACATTTTTTT